AAGCTCATAAGGATGGTGTAGTGATTAAAAGAGAAATACTAAGAATATGTTATAGCAGTACAGAACTTACATATCAGGAGACTAAGTACCAGTTTGTGTATGAAGTGCTTGAGAAACAAGAGTTCTTGAATGGCAACATATTAGGTAGGTTTTATAAAACAGTATAGTATGCAAGATAATAAAAAGCAATTAGAAGGTGTATTAATGGAGCTTGGTATTAGAGGTATCACAGCATTACATATTTACTATGAAGGTTCCGGAGATAGTGGTAGTATTGATTACATAGAGTACAGTACAGATAGTACTAAAGCCTGTGAGGATGCTGAAGATTACTATCAAAAGTTAGAATGGCATGGTGGTTACAAAGATGGTGCTCTTTTCAAATCTGATATGCATGAATATCAAATTATTGCAGAGTTAGCACATGATCATGTATTAGATCAGCAAGAAGACTGGTGGAATAATGAAGGTGGTTTTGGTGATATGTACATTGAGATACCATCTGGGAAGTTTGTTATAGAGAATAATGTAAGAATTGTATCTATAGACACTCAGACAGAGTATGATAGCTTGATTGATAGAGTATAATGGCTCATCCTTTAGAACACTGTAAATCATCTGTAAGAAGATGGAAAGGTCAAGTCTCTGATTATCAAGCAATTCATGAATGGTTTGATGCTACTAAAGCATGGGTAGGTCATTCTAAACACAGAATGTTTCGGCATCACAGTGAAGGTATTTTTGAATGTGAGAAAATTTTTGGTGAATGCTTTGTTAATTCAGATGGAATTACTGTATATACAAGATATGTTGGTGAACAACATGTAAAAGAGGATTGTAACAACTACATTCCTTCTGCAAAAGAGTGGGTGGATAATATAAATACACCTAAAGATTGGATGATTAAAACCTTAAAAATTGAAGACTAATGGCAAAAGTAGTATTATCAAGTGAAGAAGTATTAAACTTGAAAAACATGTTGATTTCAACAGATAAAGAAAATCAACAAATAGCATTTTTAGCAATGGAGAACTGTGATATTAAGAACTCACTACCTGCATTGTATTTATTGGTAAAATTTGGAAACGTGGCAGTGAATGATTTGAAGAAAGCTTGCCCTAAAGTAATTAAAAAATTAATTGATGCAGCCTATTTGAAAGTATCTGAGGAAGCTTATGAGCTACCTAGTATGGGTTCAATGTATCATGTACTTATTCAACAAAAAGCTCCCGTGGACATAATGAAATGCTTCCTGAATTTTCATAGTGATTACTTACTTGATACAATGAAAGCATGGGGTTATCCTGTGGATAAATTGAATATTAATATTACTCTAAAAGATAATGTATAATAGAGAAGATTCATTAGCAAAGACTAGTAAGGACCTTATCCTAAAGGAACCTTTCTATGGCTTTTTATTGATCATGCTTAATAAAATATGGAATGGTAAGGTAGTTCCTACTGCAGGTGTTAGCAAGAATGGTATTAATTACCAGCTTGCTATCAACCCGGAGTTCTGGGAAAACTTAACAGAGAACCATAGACTAGGTATTTTAAAGCATGAGTTACTGCATATTGCCTTTCAGCATTTGACAGCTTATCACAGTTATTCTAACAGAGAGCTAGCTAATGTTGCAATGGACATGGAGATCAATCAGTATATTGAAAGAGGTTGGCTTCCGGGTGATGAATATACTAAAGAAGAGTTTGAGAACTTGAAGACTAGTATAACAGAAGCTGTGAAGAAAGGTTTAGATGATCAGACAATGACAGAGGATGACGCAAGAGCGGAGTTGAAAAAGATTCCTATGCGTGGTGTCATGATTGAAGATTATCCTGAGTTAGAACTAGATACTAAAGCTGGTACCAGATATTATTATGACAAGCTGTTAAAAGCTCAAGATGATAAAGATAAGAATGGTACTTCTGGTTCTCAGGCTATGGATGATTTACTAGATCAAATAGAAGAAGGACAGAATCCGGCTGACCATCCTACATGGGGTGAGTTTGAGAATATGTCTGAGGCTGAGAAAAAGTTGATTGAGAAGCAAGTAGATACTTTACTTAGGAATGCCGTGGAGATGACTCAGAAAAAGAGAGGTACTGTCCCGGGTGAGTTGAGTGGGTATATACTTGAAATGGATAAAGTAGAGAAACCTAAGTTTGACTGGAGAGGTTATATCCGGAGATTTACAGGTGTGTCTTCTAAAGTCTTTACTAAGAAACTTAGAAGAAAGGATAACAAGAGATATTCTGATAATCCTGGTCTAAAGATTAAAATGAGACAACACATGCTGTTGGCAATAGATACATCAGGTTCTGTAAGTGATGATGAACTCAAAGAGTTTATGAATGAGATTCATCATATTCACAAAGCGGGTGTAGATATTACTATTATACAGTGTGATGCTGCCATTCAAAGTATAAAATCTTATACTGGCAAATTTGGAGGTATAGAATTTAGTGGCCGTGGAGGTACTGAGTTTGACCCTGTCCTTGAATATTATAATGAAAATCTAAGAAAGTATACTAGTCTTGTATATTTTACTGATGGTGAATGCTATACTAGCGTTAAACCAAAAGCTCCTGTATTATGGGTGCTGTCTGAGAGATCACATATGAATGAAGACCTTCCGGGGAAAGTAATTAAGTTAGAACTTTAAAAAAAGAAAGCATGAGTCAAGTTAAATTAAATGTAGATGAATTAAAAGGTTATTTGAAACACATGGTAAGTAATAACCAGTATCTTCAAGCAAAAGGTAAAATCCCTGTTGCTGTAAATATAGAAGGTGATGCTGGTTTGGGTAAGACTTCATCATTAATGCAGTTAGCTAGTGAGCTAAATATGTCTGTTGTAAAGCTGAATTTGAGTCAGATAGAGGAGTTGGGTGACTTGATTGGTTTCCCGTACAAAGAGTTTGAGGTAGAGAACAAAGATGGTAATAAGAAATGGGTTCAGGAGAACTTATTGAATACTTATATCAAGAATGGTTTTAGACCTAGTGGAGGTAGTAGAATGTCACATGCTGCTCCGGAGTGGATCCAGGGACAACAAGAAGGTGGCTTCTTAATCCTTGATGACTATACCAGAGCTGACCATAGATTCATGCAAGCAACAATGGAATTGATTGACCGTCAGGAATATATCTCATGGAGTCTACCTAAAAACTGGCATGTAGTTCTTACTTCAAATCCAGACAATGGTGATTACAATGTAACTACTCTTGACGTAGCTCAGAAGACTAGATTTGTTAGTGTTGAAGTTAAGTTTGATGTTAATGTGTGGGCTAAGTGGGCTGAGACAGTAGGTATTGATGGTAGATGTATTAACTTCTTGTTGATGCATCCGGAGTTAGTATCTCAGAAAGTCAATCCAAGATCTATCACTACATTCTTTAATGCTATCAGCTCTATCCAGAAGTTTGAGGATGAGTTACCATTGATTCAGATGATTGGTGAGGGTTCTGTAGGATCTGAGTTTAGCTCAATGTTTACTATGTTTATTAATAACAAGCTTGATAAGATCATCAGTCCGGAAGATACTTTGACAAATCCTAATGAGGCTTATGTATTAGGTGCATTAACAAGTGCTACTGGTACAGGAGATAGCTTCAGAGGTGATATCTCTAGTGTAATGGCCACTAGGTTAGTAAACTATTCTTTAGTATTTGCAGAGAATAATTCTATCCCGGATCCTTTTATCAAAAGATTAATCAAGCTTACTACTGACTGTGATGCATTTACTAATGACTTGAGATATTTCATGGTCAAAGAGATAGTAAATGGTAACAAGGTTAAGTTTGCTGCAATGATGAGGGACAACGCAGTGGTTAAGATGGCTGTAAAGTAATCTAACATATTACAGTTCCCCTGTAAAATAACAACAAATTAATTTAAGTCAAATATGGGCTAGTGAAATACCTAGCCCTTTAACTTTATTATTATGAAAAATACACTTGCAATAAGTTTAGGAATAAACTCTAAATATTTTGATACCTATTTAGAAGAAGATTTACAGATTAATCTTAATGATCTAAAATCTATCATTGGTGCCTATGGACATGGTCCAAGTTTACACACAGGATTTCTTACTTCTTATACACCATCTGTTGGAGATAAATATTATTTCTTAGATGCTGTAACAGTTCCACGGGTTAAGCTTAAAAACTTAGCTACTGATTATAAAGTAAAAGTAGTTAGAGACATTAAAGAAGCTACTCATGTATTTGGTTCTGCTAAGAGTCTTGATAAAATGACAACTTATAATTGGTATTATTGTATTAGTACAGAACTATTCAAACAGTTCTATGAAGGTGCTAAGAATTTTATGGATGACTTTTATTCAAGTAAAATAGATACAGCATTAGAATTCTATGATACTCCATATATCTTATGTGATTATAATACTTTCTCATTAGTAATATGTAATGCTAAATTAGCATTTAGTATAAAACAAGCTGACTGGGATGAGCACACTAAGTCTAATAGTCAAGTTTTCACATATGTAGAAGATAACTTATCTGAAGATCTAAATCACATGCTGTTTAACACAGTGTATGATGAGTCAGCTTTGTTATTACACTTAAATGGTGATGATGCTTTAGAGATTGATGCTACTATGTATGATAGCTTGTCCGAGATGCTTAAAAGTTCAGATGCTGATAACCATACTTTGGCTATGGAGATCATGGCTAATAGTCATTATGAGAAAAGCTTGTTGTATTTAGAACTATTATTTTGTAATTATTCTGATACATTATCTAGCAGCAGAACAAAAAATCATGTTAACTTTAAGTCACTGGTAAATTTCTTGTGCAAGACAAGATATTATGATACTGGTATTGATGATATAATTGACAGTTTAAGAAAGCATGGTCAGTTAACTAGAGATAGACTGGATATCATACTAAAGTTGCACGGGGATGTGGTAGAAAAGAGAGGTAATAGTAAATACTTTACAGTAAAAACTATTTCTGTTGAGCCTGAACTACTTGCTGAAATGAATGATAACTATTCATTCCAGGTCCAAGAAGACTATGAAGTAGTAGCGTCCCCTAGAGAGATAGATGTTTTACCAGAAGTATTAATTGAAACACCAATAAGTAATGAGTCCCATACAGACTATTTCCTCTAGTCCAGAACTAGATAAATTCTATGAGAACACATTTTATTTTAGCTACAGTAGCATAAATAAGTTGTTATTCTCACCAAGATTGTTCTTTAATCATTACATCCTCAAACAGAGAGAAGACAGTACAGACGCGCACCTGGTATCAGGGCGTGTCCTGCACTGTTTATTACTAGAAGAGGAGAAGTTTAATGAGCACTTTATTCTAATGCCGGGCACATTCCCTAGTGATAATAATAGAGCAGTGATTGATCACGTGTTCTATAATCACTATGTGCCAATGAACAATGATACACTCACCTTAGATGATTTCCAAACAGAAATTCTAACACAGCTCACAGTAGTAAACTTACATCAAGCACTCAAAACAGATCAACAAAGAATAGAAAAGCTAATCACAGAACAGAGTAAAGAATACTTTAACTTCCTAAAAGCTAAAGAAAACAAAACTGTTGTTGACCAGAAGACATTAGATGCCTGTAAGGTGTCTGTAGAGTGTCTCCGGGCTAACAAAGATGTTGTACAATTACTTCAACTTGAGAACTCTAATGCAGAGGGTATCAAGGTGTTAAATGAGCAGTATCTTACAACAGAACCTTACACTTACAAGTTTGGATTTAAAGGTTATGTAGACAATGTTGTGATTGACTATAACTCAAAAACACTATTCATCAATGACTTAAAGACAACCGGTAAAAACCTTCAGGATTTTCCTGAGTCAGTTGAGTATTATCAGTACTGGATACAGGCCGTCATGTATCAACAACTAGCTTGGTATAATTATCTGAAGGACCTTCCGGATTTATCTGAGTGGAAGATTGCAATTACATTTATTGTAATAGATAAATATAATCAGATCTATCCATTTCAGGTATCAGGTGAATCACTAGCTCAATGGAGAGAAAGATTTGAGAAAGAGGTGTTGACTAAAGTACAATACCACTATGATAGCAAAGATTACACTCTACCATATGAGTTAGCATTGGGTAATGTAATGTTATAAATTTATGGGGATTAGTGCGCTTTATACAAAGTATTTTCAAAAGTCTAAGATATTTATGTATCCGCTCTTAGACATTAAAAGAGGCTGCAGTGTAACTCCTATTCAAACTTATTTTGAGTGGGAAGGGTA